CCCCCTTAATTGGGGGGCGCATTTTTATAAAGGAGGTATAGGCTTTTGGAGAAGCGGGCCCCTTTGAAATGGATAAAGCATTGCTTAATTCCCGTTCACGCACGGAATGGGAGGCACTCATACACGAATGGATACATAACGAAAAAGACCGCTGGCTGATAACCCGCCGCCTTTTAGACGGGGTACCATACGACGCTTTGACGGGCGAGTACCAGCTTAAATTTGAAATACCCCTTGAATATGACCAGATACGAAGGCGGTGCAAGGCTGCCGAAAAACAACTGAAAACGCACTGTAAATAGCCGATAAATAGCCGATGGGAGCAATCCTATCGGCTCTTTTTTTATGCCAAAATTCAGGTAGAAGGGAGCGTGAAACAGTGTATCCATACCAACCTTATTTTAACCAGCAAACCCAATATCAGCGAACCGAAGTAGTCAAAGTGAACGGCGAGGGCGGCGCAAAGGCGTATCAAATGCCCCCTAATAGCTCCGTTCTTCTGTTGGACGAAACGGCCCCCATAGTGTGGCTTAAAACAACGGACGGGGCGGGGTTCCCCTCTCTCTCGCCTTATAGCATAACCCCGTATAAACCCGCTCCGCCTGTCGATGTGAACGGCCTTGAACAGAGAATAGCCAGATTGGAGGAAATGATAAATGCCAAACCCGATACTACAAATGCTAAGCGGAGGAAGTCCGAGGAAACTCAACCCACAAATGATAGCGCAGGCTAAACAGATGATGTCCGTTCCCGGACAAATACAGAAGATAAAGCAGATGATAGGCAACGGCGACCCTAAACAGATGTTTTATGCGGCCTGCAAGCAATACGGGATAGACCCCGAAGACATTCTGTCACAGGTACGCGGTGAACTCTAACGCGCCTTGGGCTTAAATCGACCTGAATTGGGCAGCGGGCCCTTGTGCAATATCTGTTCGGGTGTCATGCCACGGTGATATCTATAACGCAAAGTTTCGTGGCTTAGCCCCAACTCTTCCGCCCAATCGGCCAGACATTTTGTCCGCCCTTGGTAGGTAACGAAAATGTTGCTGCGCTTATTGCGGCTTTGCTGATGCATAGTAGCCCAAACACAGTTTTCAGGCGAATACGGTCCGTTATTGTCAATGCGGTCAAGCGTCGCGCGGTTCGGACGACCTCCGGTCGAATCCACCCAATCGTAAAATGCCTGCGGCGAATTGCGCCAAGCATCGCAAACGGTTATCCCCCGCCCGCCATAGTCTTTGAAATTATATGACTCTGGATTGTGGCACCGAGAAACCATCGAACGCCATTCGAGGTAAAGCGGGTTCTTGCTTCCCCCGTGTGTACGGCGGGTTGCTACGAGCAAGGCTTGCTTGTAGCAGCCACACGATTTTGTCTTACCGGTATACACCTGATAAGGAAAAGCATAGACGGCATTACCGCAATCGCACTGACATTTAAAAACTGCTTGCTTATAACCGTCGGGCCTGACTACATCAATAATGGTTAACATATTGTACCGCTCCCCAATATGGGACTTGAGTTTGTCTAATGACATTACACCACCTCCATGGGAGGATTATAACACAATCGTGATAAAAATACAACCAAAAACCGGAGCGTACGGCCGGATTTTGAATAAAAGAAAGGAAAATAACAATTATGGATTCACCTTCTCTCTCTGATATCGCTGCCGTGACTGGCAACGAAAACCTTGGCGGTTCGGGGTTTTGGATATTTGCCTTAATCCTGATCTTTGCTATGATGGGCGGCGGCTTTGGCGGCTGGAACCGCCAGGGCGAATTTGGACAGTATGCCACCGCTGCGTCTCAGCAGGAAATTCTCTTCGGTCAGCAATTCGGCCAGATCAATGACCGCTTGACTAACATCGGCAACGGTATATGTGATTCCACCTTCGCGCTGAACAACGCTATCACCACCGAAGGCCGAAACCTGTCCAGCCAGTTCGCAAACTGCTGCTGTGAACAGAGGCTCGGTATAGCTAACCTCTCAGCGCAGATGAACCAGAACACCTGCGACATAACCACCGCTATCCACGCCGAGGCCGAGGCCACCCGCTCTCTGATACAGGCGAACGAAATGCAGGCTCTCAGAGACAAAGTATCCAGCCTCGAAATGGATAACCGCATGTACGGAGTAGTCCGCTATCCCAACGGTTACACCTACAACGCGGGGAACTCTCCCTTCTGTGGTAATAATTGCGGCTGCTGCTGCTAATTCCGGCTATGCCGTGATATATCGGGGCGGCGTATGCTGCCCCTTGATTTTCGAAAGGAGCATAATAAAAATGGCTTGTAAAAATGTATGCAAACTCTGCCCCAACCTTATAATCTCCCAGGCCGTTACCTTCACGGCGGGAACCGGGCTGATAATCAACCTCCCGGCAGGCAACTATAACGATAATCAGAAATACTGCATCGTGGTAGCTCAGTCTATCCCGGCGGCTACCACTATAACCGCGCCCGTGTTCGTCACCATAGGCGCCGGCACGGAACAGTACCCGCTGATAGATAGCTGCTGCGCCCAGGTCACAGCCTGCGCTATACGCACCCGCACCAGGTATGCTACCATCGTCAAAACCAACGCCACGGGCGGCAGCTTTAAACTGCTCAATAAAACTTGCACACCCACTAACAGCCTTGCAAGTATTAACGGAGGCGCAGAGTAATGAGCTTTAAGGAGATCATACGCCTGATATCCGAAAGGCACACCGATATGACGGAAGTGACCGATGCACTCTCTGATATGATGCACACAGTAAAGGACCGTCTGCCGGAGGTGTACAAAGAAACAATGTATTGCCTCGAAGAGATAGCATATCGGATAACTCCCGAAGAGGCGCGGCAGATAGTCAAGGGTATGCGCCCATACGGCCAGAAATGGGACTATGATACCATCAAGGCGTTTCTGGCGACGAAAGGCATAACGGCGGTATGCAAATACTATCTGTGCATGAATATGTACTACAACGATAGTCACGATACCGCTGAAATGGTAGGCAGGGGAGAAGACCCGGAGTTTTATTTCAGCCTTGCAAAAGATTTCATTAACGATATAGACGGTAAGGATTTCAAGGTTGAAAAATATTTTACTGCGTAACTGGCAACCTTCCGGCAACTTTCTGGCAACCTTTTATTTCAAGTCCTAAAACGAGCGCAAACGGAAAACATAGATAAACAGCCGCTTTTTACGGACGAGAAACTGCAAGGAACTGAATAAAAAACGGGTAGCCGCCGGATACCAAACAAAAGAGACTGACACCCGTCAGTCTCTTTTGTTTCATATACATTGATTACTGTTTCCTGAGTCTAACTCAGGCTTGCGCTTGCGCTTGGCTGGCGACACAGCGACGATGAGCGCGCCCAGTGGGCGGAGGAGCGAATCGGAGCTGCTCAAGCACAGGGAGCTGAAGGAAGCGGATTCGCCGCAACGCACAGCGACCATGTGCGCAGAGGCCGGGAAAATAGGTAGCCGCCGGATACCAAACATCAAAAACGCTCGTGTTACACGGGCGTTTTTCTCAGGTATTTAGGGCTTTTTTGATTGCTTGTGCTCATTTTGTGGTTTCGCTCTGGCAACTTTCTGGCAACCTTTTTTTGAAAGCGTCCATAACCGCGCCAGCACTCGCGTCCTCTTTTTCCTTTGAAAGGTGTGAATAAATTTCAAGCGTTACCTTTACGTTGGCGTGGCCGAGGAATTTCTGCGCGGAAAGCACGTCAACGCCGGCATTATAGAGTATGGAGGCGTAATTGTGCCGGAAGTAGTGCGGCGTGAGGATAGAGGCACCGTCCTCTCTCGTTTCTATGTCGGGCCCCAACTCTGCCATGCGCTCCATCAGCGAACGCCAAAGCCTATTTGAAGAGGAATTGCGGTAGTATGTTCCATCGGGGGCAGGGAACACAAACGCTTGCGGGAATCCCCGCACGAGCATTTCTGCCAGCTCGTCCGGCAGGGGTATATCCCGTATGCTCTCCTTCGTCTTGGGCGGGGTTATCATGCCCTTCCTTAAATTGACCTGCTGCCGGACGTGTATGACCTTCTTCCTGAAATCTACACATTCCCATTGCAGGCCGAGGGCTTCACCGAGCCTCATTCCGGTATAGTATAGTAATGCCACCAGCAGGCCGTTTTCCTCCTGCATCAGCTTCTTTGCCGCCACTTCCTCCGCTTCCGTCAACGCCCGGCGGCTCGACTTTTCTTTCGTTGGCTTGACCAGCCCCACGGTCACGTCCCGTTGGATTATCCCCTCGGAGTATGCCCGCTTAAAGACGGATTCTAACACATGGTGTACATTTTCGATTATGGTTACGCACATATCGCCCTTGGAGTTAAGCAGCTCCTGCAAATCCATAGTGGATATTGCGGTGAGCCGCTTGTCCCCCAGAACAGGCAGTATGTGCTTGTTGAGTGCCGTCTTATATCCGCTCTGTGCCGATTCCTTTATATTCGGCTTTTTGTAGACATTATACCACTGTATGGCGTATGGGCCGAAAAGCGCGTCCTTCTGTGCGGTGCGCCCGGTGATGAACTCCTGCCTGACCGCCTCCTTCGCGGCCTCAAGCTCCTTCTTTGTGCGCCCGGAAACGTACTTGACTATACTCTTGCCGTCAGCCCGCCCAACGGTGACTTTTGCCCGGTATCTGCCGTCACTTTGCTTTGCCATTGCCAAAACCTCCCTTTTGTGTTAAAATCGGAGGCGGAGAAGCATCCGCCTTATCCCCTGTTGCCGCCCTCTAATTCGGCACGGGGGATTCTTTATTTTATTATCCACCCTCTATCGAGGTGCATCATATCATATACCAGCATTCCTATGACCGCCGCCATAACAATAAAAGTAAATACTGCTATTATCATTATCGTGCGTTCCAGCTTCTTTATCTTCCGTTCCCTGTACTCTAACCCTCTTTCGTATAACTGCGTCAGCGATTCCGGCTCACACACCCTATCCTCGTCCAGATCGTTCAGGCTCCCGCCCATGGCCTTTACCAGTTTGTAGACCGTATCAAACCCCGGATTTTCCGTTAAGCCCTGAAGCACGCGGTTTACCGTGGCAACGGGCACACTACTTTTGTCCGCTATCTGCTGCGCCGTCATATTACTTGCGTCCTTCATGGCGCGTAAATGTTCATATAACAACAAATAGTATCACCTTCTTCATTTATGTGTGGCGAAAAAACAAGAATGTTAGCGAAACGCTTCTTTATGAGTATTGATTAGAGCGGTATAAATGCTATGCTTTATTCAGGACGGTTCCCCGATGCTTCTCCACCGTCTTAGGCGGGGGTGAGAAATCGCCCCTGCCGATTAAATTTGAGGCACGATTTGTGCAACATCGGCGAGCGCAGTCCCGTTTATGGTACTCTCATACAAATTCCCCCTTTCTTTTTGAATCTAACGTGTTATTATCAAAACAGAACAAGTGTTTGGAGGTAGAATAGATGACAACGCGGGAACAAATTCTTGCAATCGTTGAACAGTTAAAGCACGATCCGGAAGCTACCGACCTTCTTTTTTCTTATGCTGCTGCATTAGAAATTCAGCATAAGATAAAAGCTGAAGCTGCTCGTTCTCGTCCAAATTGTTCATAATCGCCTCAATCCTCACACTTTGGTTCATTCGGCGTCGTTCGTTTGTCCAGCCCATCAAATAGGCGGGACTGGTGTTGAGCGCATTGGCAAGCTCGACAATTCGAGACAAAGGAAGATTAGATACAATGCCCTGTTCGTACTTCCCTATGGTCTGCTTTGTCGTGTTGAGCATCTTCGCCAAATCACCCTGGGTAAGCCCGGCGGCCCTTCTCAACTCCCGTATTTTATCGCCAAGGGTCATTTATCATCACCTCGGTTATATATTACCACGTCACTTTAGAATATGCAATTTCTTTTTTAAAAACACTTGACAAGTGACCAAACCCATGTTACACTTTAGTCACTTAATAAGTGACGCAAGGGGGCGGTCAGAATTAACAGAAATTTGTATCGAGCAGCGTTGGCACGTTGCGGAAAAACACAAAGAGAACTGGCACATGAGCTTGATATGTGCGAATCCACCTTAGTTGCCAAAGTAAAAAAGAACACGTTGACCGTAAGGGATGCCGAGAAGATGATAAGTATTCTGGGAATTGATAATCCTACGGAAGTTTTTTTTACAAATTTAGACACTTCACAAGTGACCGCGAACGATTAACAAACAAAGACACACTATTTAGAGCTGACGAACGAACAGCGTAAGGGGGAAACGATGAACAACCACGTTGAAATCAAAACAAACGACACAAGCGGAGAAATAACCATCAACGGCATATCGGTAAGCGATATTGTACGAAAGTACACCATCACCCACGAAGCAGGGAAGCCCCCCGTAATCGAGGTAGAGCTTGTAGGGGACGTGACCGTCAGCGGCGGCTTTATTACCCCTCTTCCCGAACCGTGGAAAAGTATTTATCACAATCTGTCGAAAGGGCAGTTCGTGGTAAAGGTATAAGGGGGAAACGATGTCATTTAAAAAAGGCTTCAATCCACTCGATGATAATAACGGAATGCTCGGCAAGCAAGCCAAAGACGAAGATTATGAACGGTATAAGCGCGCCGAGTACGCCAAGCTGGCGGTGAAAAGCCTTTTCGCGTTTATCCTGGGCTTCCTTATCTCTTACATCATCAAAAGACTTTAGAGCGTTGGAGCCGTGGAAGTTCAGCCTATACGAAGGTTCGGGACGGGCAATAAGCCCACGGGCGATAATCGGGTCAATGCCACCGTAACGGCAATCGAGAAAGCCATTCCTATATAGGTATTCGGCGGCGGCTGGGTCAGCCCCTACTTCTCCGGCAGTCTTAAAGGAATCGGCGGGAAAGAGCCTTAGGGCATCGTAAAGGGAATCGGGAAGCATAGAAACACCACCTTATGGAGGGAAAGATGAAAGACAAATGGGTAATTATCCTCTATATCTTAGGGAGCGCAGTAGGAATACTGCTTACACGGCTGATATTAGGGTAGGGAGACGGCATGAAGTACTACTACCAAGGAATGATATTCGGCGTGATAGTCGTAAGCGTTATTCTGTATCTGCTATTTGGGCAGCCGTATTAAACCGAGCAGCCACGGGATAGAAGCAATTATAGCGCCGGAAACAAACCCGATTGCCCGCTCCTTCCACCGCTGCACCCTCTCAAGCCGCTGTAATTCCCTGTAATTGCGCCCTTGATAGGTAAGAGCAAAGACCGCTATCCTGCCGCCCATAATGGGCTTTACGGAGGCATACAGGGGCGGGAGCGCAAGGCAGGCAAGATAAACCTCATCGGGCTTGTAGGGAAGCTGGGATAACAGGGTATCCCAATCGAAACGGGGCAAAGCGATTACGGCATCAAGAATATCGCATTGCAGTTTTGTAAGCATAGAAACACCACCTTTAACGAGATTATACCATAGCCTCTTGGCGGGTGAAAACCCGACATGACCTCCATTTCAGAATAGGGCGAGGCGGCAGGTGCGGCAAGCGGGCATAGGCCGCAAACCGCCGCCCACCCGCCAAGGGGCTATGAGGGAAAACAACAAGGAGAGAAGTAATGGAAAATAGTACCTACGTTCTGATAATCTGCGTTATCAACACTATCACGGTGATATTCTGCGTTTTGAACTACTTGAAGTAGGAGAGGAAGAAAGGATAGCAAATGTGGGATAGACTTTTAGACTGGCTGGTTCAGAGGACGCAGGAAGAGCTAATCGCTTTCAGCGTCGTACTGTCGCTGATCTCCATCGTTATAACGTTAATCAACCTTTATTTAAGGCGATAATGGATACTACGGTGCTGATCAGCGAGAGGATAACGGCTATGAGGGCAAGCCAATTATGAGCAAGCCACCGAATGATACATTCACGCCTCTTTCTCCGGCGCATAGGCTTAAAGAAACTTGTTTCAATGTATTTCTGATAAGCCTCCGCCTCTTCGCGGGAACGTTTTTTGAATAATTCATCAGACATAAATACCTCCAAGGAAAGGGATAAAGCTATGAACAAAGTGCAAACAGGTTTGAGAATACCCGAAGAACGCTACAACGAACTATGCGAAGTAGCTAATGAAATGGGCATTTCCCTTAATTCTTTGCTTTTGATGCTTATTGACCTCGGAATGACCCTGCGGAACGGGCGTGTTACTGTTCAGGCAACACAATAGCCCCGTGGGTGCGTTCATAATCATCAAGGTGTAGTTGGAGGATATGCTCAATAAGATTGTTTAGAGAGCGATTCTCGCGGTCAGAAAGCACTTTGAGTTTATCGTAAATTGTTTCATTGAGCCGCAATCCTGTTTGGATTTTGTTAGTTGCCATTGTTACCACCTCCTTAGCAGTATGTTAGCAAAAACCAACTTGACTTTCTACTCACAAGGTGCTAACATGGTGCTAACAAGATAAGGAGGAAGCCATGAAATACAACATAGGGGAACGGGAACCAGTCTGCGCCAATTGTCAGCACTACTACCAGCACTACACCTACTATGGCGGCGCATATAGCCCCGTAAACTGCGGGCATTGCGCCTACGGACGGATAAAGCACCGAATACCGGGAGAGAGCTGCGAAAGGTTTTTATTTAGGAGGTAATGAAGATGAATCAAATCTACTGGTGTATAAGACAAGTGAGGGAAGCAAAGGACATAGAAGAAGCCGCCGAACTACTTAGCGGCGGCTGGGTAATAATCGCAAGATTAAAGCACAAGGATAGACCTGATTCTTTCGTTTGCGCGACAGATAAGGAACGGGAAGGTTAATACTGCGTATTCAGGGAGATAAAGCCATGAACGATTTTAACAAACTTCTGCGGGATATGATAACCGCCGCCGTGGACGAGCGTATAAACAGCGTTGAGGCGCTGGAGGAGCGCATGGTGAAGATGCACGGCGAGTATGTCACCACCAAGCGGGCAGCCGAGATCATCAACGTAGACCCCGGAACCATACGCGCCATGTGCAGGGATGGGCGCCTCATGGCGACCGCCGCCGACGGCCACGCCCCCCTCATACTGGTGCGGAGCATGGCGGCAATGGTAAAGGACGAGAAAAGCCTTGAACTGCAAGCCAAGCGGAAGCACAAATACGATAACTGCGTCGGGTACTATGTGAGGTGAAGCCGTGGTAAGCAGAGAAAAATTTGTCGCCGATATAACGGCGCGGCAGGAGAAAAGGAAGCAGGAAGAACGTCGGAAGCAGGAAAGAACGCGGTTTGACGTGAACGGGTATTTTCACGAAAGCGTGACGCGGACAATCAGGAAAAAACTCAACGGGAAGTAAGGAGGTAAGTATGTGGGGAGCATTTTTTAGCTGGGGCATACCGATGTTTTTCATCGGGTGCATGGCGGGATACGCCTTCGCACCCCGCAAAAGGAGATAGATATGGAAGCATGCATAACCGGACAAACCCTGTGCTGGCGTTGCCAGAGGGCGACCAACGCGCCGGGCATGGGCTGTAGCTGGTCTCGCCACGCCGATCCCGAACCCGTTGCGGGCTGGGAGGCAAGGGAAACAACACTGAAGAGCAGCGACTATTACCACGGCAAAAACTACACAACAATTATACAGTC